TCTAACATTTCTGCTATTTGATTAAGTTCTTTTTTCATTTTTGTTCCCACTCTTTTATGTATTTTTCTGCAACTAAACCTTTTTGTGCAAGTTCTTGTAATTTATCAAAATCTTTTTCAGCTTTATCTATTTCAGTCCACACTGCTTCTACAGTTGATTGTTCTAAATCATAATCAAACGCAGAATCAGGTATAGCATTGTCTAAATCAGACATAGCTTTTCTTAAACCGCCTAGCATTGTAAATATTTGTTTTGTCATAGTTCCTCCTGAACTTGTAGTTGTATTGGGTCCATGTCTCCGTACCAGTCGACATAGTCATCTTCAGTTACATCTTTACCTGTTTCTTCTTGCAAGTATTGATGCCATTCTTGTTCTTTCTTTTCCCTATAATCTTCTTCTAAATCTTTATTATTGTGAAAAGCATCGGCTCTAACTACTTCGTAGTCATGGCCATATTTGCAGTTTTTTACTAGTATTTGTACTTTCATAGTTCCTCCTTGAACTTGATCATTGCTGTACACCATTCTTCGTATTCTGAACGCTTTGCACGTTCCCAACCTATTTGCTTACTGGTATACATAGTGTAAGCAACAGATATGCGGACATATTTCCATTGGATATATGGTAAATCGTCAGGGTTATTGTATGTATAAGGGTGCAACGGGTTACGTTTTACATATACATGTGATGGGGGCATCTAATTACTCCTTAATTAAATTTGACAAACATCCTATTTGTCTTTATGACTATAGATATTACCTAATAATGGGTAATAACACAAACGGAGAAATATTATGGCAACTTTTACAAGTGACATGGTAGCTGGAAATCAATCATTTAAGCCTTTCCCAAGCGGAGCTTTAGGTGTTAGATATTCTAAAATTACATTAACTGCAGCACCAAATGCAAATGACATCTACAAAATGGTAGACGTTTTTGCTGGTGAAACAGTACATGATGTAAAAATCGTTTCTAGTGATCTTGATACTGGCACAGGTCTTGTCTGGGGTGTTGGTGATGGTGGTGATACTGATAAGTACATTGCTGCATCTACATGTGGACAAGCTGGTGGTGGCGATCAAAAAGACGCTGACATAGCTCCTGTGAACTACGCTTCAGACGATACAATTGATATCATCTGTGAAGTAGCTCCAGCAGGCGATGTTGCATCTGGTACGTTAGAAATTTGGGTTTACGTATCGTAAACTAAAGCGCATAGCCCAAGACGGGACACCGAAACTTGGGCTATACTAATGCCACTCCTTGGCATGTTAGTGAACTGCTGGCGGCTCCCAATTACCTTCAGCAATAAACTCTTCCCAATTGCCGTCAAAAGCAAAAGAAAATATAATACATGACTTAACGTTGTCTTCTGTTTCTATGAACTTGCTCATAGCAGCTTTTATGCCGTTTGTTGCAGCATATTCACCAACGTCAAACATATAATTCTTAATTGCACTCATAATCACTCCTCGGATAATATTCTTGGAATTTCATTTTAGCTTGTTCTTCGGTAAGCAACACCTCTTGATATTGCTTACGCTCGAAATTAGCTGCGTCTCTCCAGTTATTCATATTAGCTTCATACGAATATTCTGGATTGTATTGCCATATTGTTTGTTCTGCTTGCATATTTTAGTCCCCCAATAGTGATGATTCTAGCATAACCTCATTAAGCTCTTGTTTAAGCTCAGCTGGCATAAGTTCTTCTGCAGTTACTGTTTTTGCAGGTTCTTTACGCTTAGCTGCAGGTGTCGCCATGTCTTTTAGCACATCTTCTGGTACTAAAGACCTACCGCCTGGAAATGCATCTAAGAACTTTTTAAGCGTTGTAACAGGTTCTACAAACGTTTCAAACTTCTTAACCATTTCACTTGCCTTTACTTTTGCTTTAGGTATGTTTTCTAGAATAGCACACAATTTTGGGTCAGACACTACGATGGCGCATTCACAATTTGGAGCGTAATCTTCTTTAGCGTGATACATCTGTTCTGTACCTAAAGTTAGATAAGGTAAATATACAGGGTTATCACCAAAATCATGTATAAACATAAGATCGCCTTCTACATAATTTTTAGATGGTTCTTTGACGCCGTCGTCTTCCCATTTGCTGGTGTAGCGATCATTCCATTCAAGACAAGCTTTAAAGTTTTCCGTAAGAGGTCTGTTAGGATTACATATAACATGTAATTCACTAGCTTTCTCTATTGGCATATAGTCTCTTTTATCGTTTTGCTCACGGCCATACGGTACGTGTATTGTAGATATACTTGTTTGGTCGTTAGTTCGTTTAGTGTGTGCGTGCCACTTAACTGCATGGTTATGTAGGTGTTCTGCTAAATGCTCAGAAGCTAGAACGAGCTCTTTAAACTCGTACCCAGCTCCTGTTTGCACAGAACTTACAATTTCGTTTATCGCTTTATCTACGTTAAGGTTGTTATTGTAAGCAGACTGAATCTGCTTACGATAATTGTCTACTAATCGCTCACGTAGAGCCATTGTCATTCTTACTGATGCCATAATATAATCTCCTATTTATTGCATGTGGATCACTTCACCGTAAGGGGCGTTGTGATCTTGGGTTGTAACCCATAACACTGGATAATGTGGCTGATCGCCAAAGTCTCCGCATTCTAGGTCGGTTAGATATACAAGCGCAGCTGCGTTTGGGTGGTTTTCGTTTACATAGTCTATGACTGGTGTAAATTCTGTACCTCCTCTGCCCTTGTACGTTACTTTTAGTGGTAATGATTCACGTGTGTATTCAGTTACATCATTGATTTCTGCATCGCATTGTATAAATTGCACACGTTCAGGTGCTAGCTCATGCAAGATGTATGATGTTTCTGTTGTGAATTGTTTTAGCTCGTCATCTGATATAGAGCCCGATGTATCTACTGCAATAACAATCTCTTCTAAGCAGGGATTGTGTAGTGAAGGTAGATATAAACCAGAGCCGATAAATCGTCTGTTAGGCCTAACCCATGTAAAGTCAGACTTGTTGTTGGAGCGTAAGAAACGAGCCAACACCGCTTTCCAGTCGACCTTTGGGTCTGTAATATCAGTTATCAAAGATTCTAAGTCAGCTGAAAGTTTACCTTGCGCCTTGGCCGATTCGGCCGCTTGATGTATTGCTACAGTCAAGCCAGCCTCGATGGCGCCGGTTTTACCGGCTGTGCCATCTGTGCCAGGGTGGTCCATAACTCCACCGCATTTACCAAGATCTACGGCGACATTATCCCAGCCTTTGTCGGGCTCAGGAAGTAAACCGTAGATAGCTTCTGCAGTCATGTCATCATACTGCGCATCCACAAGTCCGCCTTTTGGTAATATAAAACCTTCTGCAACTAGATAATTATTAATTGCATAGTCACAAGCTACATTCCACTTTGTCGCATGTCGTTCTTCTCTACGTGTAATGTGTAGAAAGACAACATGCATAACTTCGTGCGCTAAGAAACCGATACGCTCCATTTCTGTGAGCTTCTCGAACCACTTAGCGTTATAAAACAAGTGCACACCATCGGTGGCACCTGTTGGCTCTTCCCACTCAGACGCTTTGAGTCGTAAACACAAAGTGCCGAAGAATGGGTTGTCAAGAATAAGTCTTGATCTAGCTTTTACAAATGTTGGATTCATCTTTATCTCCTATAAGAATTACGCCGTGTATATCATACTTTTTACTTTGATATTCTAGTATGCGGGCTAGATGGTCTACGTCGTCGCAGACCATGCCCTTGCCTAATTCTGGTGGTAATTTAACTATTACTTCGACAGACATTAGTCGTCTCCTAATAGTGCATCTTCTAACAAGACCTCGCGTAACTCTGATAACTCATTGTCAGCAAGCTCAGCCTGTGCTGTTACACGTCCAGAACGATCGTCTTTCTCGTGCATTTTTTGCAGCTTATCTTGTGGTACAACGTCTTTCATGTACGGTGCAGCTTTAAGTAACTGATTTAAGGTACTAAATCTGCCTAGCACTTCTCGTATCTTGAATAGATATTGACGCTTTGCTTGTTCGCGGTTGTCGTTAAACATCTTGATATCCATACATTCTAAGAACGTAGGGTTATCAGATTTGACTTTAACACGCATTTCATCACCCCATTTAACCAACATAGAAGGTGCTTTTTGGCTTGGTAGAGCTAGATGAAATGTTTGTTCGTACGTGTCATCTGTTTTGTTACCGTCGCTATCCGTAGTGAATGCCGTACTAGATATAACTAGCTTTTCTACATAACTAGATGGACAGTCATAACCCCAAGTTTGCTTGAAGTGAGACAAGGTCGCATCAATCTTTTGTTGATAGCCAAGTTCTATAAAGGTAGGCATACCGTCTTGCGGGTATTCCTTCGCAGGGTTAGACGAGTCGTACTTGTTCCCTGCTGCTTTTTCTATGTCCCAATTGAGACTTCTAGATAATCTTACTGTTTTCATAATTACTCCTATAATATGACACTAGCGTTTTTAGTAATCCAACCACGAATAGCTGGGTGTTGACGCAATTGTTTATCTCTAGCTAGACAACCTTTGACTAACACAACTTGATACTCTACGACTAACTTGTCGGCTAGTTTCATTATGTTATCCATCTTGCTGTCTTCTGCTCTTGCTGCAATAGCATTAGCCAACGCGTAAAGTAGCGCTGGATTGTCGTCGCGCTTGTACTTTGCTGGATCCTTGATGATTGCATCTATGTCAGGTAGTTTGTTAGCTATCTCTTTGAAAGCTACAAATTCACCAGCAGCGCCGTCGCCGACTAGTGATGCTACACCATAGAACAATCGTTCTGGGTTGTTGTTCGCTCGTTGGAGCTTTTTGCTAACCATTGACCAAGCACGAGGTGTTGGAAACGCATACTGGTCAGGATCAAAACTAGATAATAGTCCTGGTCTGTACTGTATGAACGATATAACATCTGTGTCAATCTTGTGTTGGTGAGCCCAACTTACCCAATCATCTAAGGTTGGTTCTAGTTCGTAATGTGCTAGTCTGTTTCTAACTGGACTTGGCATCTGATATACAGCAGCTGAGTCAGTTAGTCTGTTACCTGCACACAATATTGCCCAACCTATTGGGAGCTCATAATCACCCAGTTTACGGTTAAGCAATAATTGTAAGAACGCATTCTGCGTAGCAGCCGGTGCTGTTGGCAACTCGTCGATAAACAAGATACCTCGTTCACCGTCTCGTTCTGCTATTGGGAACACATCTGGTATAGCCCATGAGGTGTACTTGATAGAGTCTGCATTAGCTTGCGCTAAATACGGTATACCTCGAACATCTACTGGGTCAAATAAGTTTGCACGAAAATCTATAATACTCATATTCATTTCGGCGGCGACTTGGTTAGGAATATCAGACTTACCGATACCTGGCCCACCCCATACCATTGCGGGATAGCCAGCTATAATAGCGTCTTTCAATTCGTCTTTAAGTGCTTGTGGATTTATGGTTTGCATTTTTAACTCCTCCATTCAGGTTGTACAGTCTTCCATTTAGTTTTGACTGTAGGTATTTTAATTTGAACAGGTTTGCTCATAACAACATGTTCGCTTTTCTCGACAGTTAGTTTCTCGTGCACCATCGTCTTCTTCATAACGAACAAGACAATAGACGCAGACAAACCGCCCATCATTGCTGCAGTCATACCGCTGAATGTGCCGTAAAAGCACACCATCAATGTGACTGTGATCAGAACGTCAACAAAGATATCGTGACCGATAGCCTTCTTGCCGCCTGCTTTAAGTGCTAGGATTAGCAGACCCAGCGCCGACAATATTCCTACTAGTAACATCTCTATTCCTCCAGGCTAGATAAGCCATGTAACCGAACTGTATTAGTTCTATTAAAATCCAGAGCGCCGTGGTCAGCGCACTAACTATATTTGCATTCATAATAACCTCCATAGTAAATACAATATTGAGCCGATACCGATACCGATACCGAGCAGTAAAAGTGAGTATTGAATACTCGTTGCGATACCAAAGAGTACGAACAGAACGCCCGTACCCATTAGTACTGATCTAAAATAGTCTTTAATCATAGTTCCTCCTTACCATGAACAGTCGTACCAAACCTTCTTGCCTTCATCGAGCCACTTGAGTGCTGTCTCGCAGAACTTCAAGTCCAACGGTTTGTTGTCTTTCATAGATTCTTCTTGGAACTGCTGTCCCCAAAAGAAACCATCTGGACAAAAGGGCAAGTCGTCGTTTTGAACCAACTCTTGCAGCCGTAATATGTCCATCTTTTCTAGAAACAACAGGCCGTTGTAATCATGCTTGCCGTCCATACGGAGCCCGCGCCATTGGTCGGCTTCTTCACCGAAGTTCTTGACTCTCCATAGTTGCTGCATGAACTCTTGCAATCTAGCGTGTTTACGCCAATAAAAGTCTTCATCATGTTCTAAAGTCTCGCTGAGTACATCATGATTGATAGGCTCAACGTTATCTGCGAACGTGTGTTGTGAGTGCTGAAAACCAGCATATGCGTCTAATCCCATAGTTACCTCCTTGTGGTTATGGATTGATAAGTTAGTGGCCAGCTTGTCATCTGGCCGTGGTCGTTTCGGAGACACCGACACGCACTTTAGTACGACTGCGTGCTGTCGTTGTAAGCCACATGTGACCTAACAATAAACTATATGGAAGCAGCATTTTACATGCTGCAGGCTGCTGGGCCGGTTCCATGTGGTTCCACTTGGTTCCACTACATGTGGAACGCAAACAGGGCGATAAGAATGCGGGTTCTAGAGTATGGTTCCGTGGTTCCATACTAAAATGATGTTCATTATCTATTCTATATCCTAGGCCGGTGGTCGGTCGTAATAACATAGCAGCTGAACTTGGCGGAACCGTGGAACCGCAGGCAGGCCAACGCCGCCGCCTTGGCATATTAACAGGCATTGTAGTGGTTCCATGAACTGGTTCCACATCGGGGCAGGTCCGTGGAACACAAGGAACCAAAGTCAAGCATGTTGTATGCACAAGGCACACTCGCATACGCTCGTGATGATAGTAGTGAAAAGGCATGATAGTAGCTCCTATAACGGGTGGATTCCGGGCGCGTAGCGGGCGGACAAATGGTTAAAAAAAAGAAGAAGCCCCGAAGGGCTCCTATGATGGCTAATTTAGAAATCTAAGTTAGGATTGAATTGGTCAGACTTGACCGATGGTGTTGAGGATGATTCAGACTTGAACCATTCTCTAATGAAGTAAGCGTATAGTCCAAAGATAAGTGCTCTTGATAGAACTGTTAACGCTATGTAAACGATTACTGCAATTGCTGCGTAGTCAATAAGTACTAATGATATATTCATTATGCTCTCCAATGTTCAACCAGAGCCCATATGGACTCTGGTAAGTAATGTGTATTCATACTGAACTCCTAGTTGGTTGTTCAGGATGCTCTAAAGGAAGCTCAGGTTGAACTGGCTCAGATGCTAGTTCTTGCTTGATTTCCTCATCAATATTCTCGACCTTGGTGATAGTAGGTTGTTCTGCCATACCACGCACAAATTCCGATGTTATGTTGGCTGCTTGTTGGGTTGCCCATTTGCCAACAGGAAGAGCAGCTTTCGCTACTCCCTTAGTTATACGACCTAGAGTATATGATATTCTCATGATTACTCCTCGTCCTGCGGTGTCCACTCTCTACCGAACGCTGTGACTGCTGTGCCACCGGCTAGGTTTACATGTGGTTTAAGTTTGAACGATACTGAACCATCCTCTTTGAGTAAGAAGAAGTCGAAGCAGTCCCTGATAGATGTCATTTTGTATGACTCAGGTGTGCCCTTCTTCGCTTTCTCTTCGTAGCCTGGGTTCGCTACTTTAGCGTCCATGTTTAGGTTGCCGTTCTTGGAGACAGATAAAGCTCTGCCTTTGTTTGCTTTGACAGTGTTAGTGTCGAAAGACTTAGTTATTGTATTAGCCATGATAATCTCCTATATAGCTAGTTAATTGAGTACAACGCCTGTTATACCCTTCACAAACCTATATGGAAGAACAGCTTTACGCTGTTCCAGTACCTGTATTTTTCAAGACAAGGTTCCAATCGATGAAACCTAGAGTTACGTTTAGAAATCGGATTCGGGGAGGGGGTGGGTCGCTGGCATAGGGATGTGGGGATGAGAAGGCGATATAGAACTACTTTTTCAAAAAAAATTTTCTATTATAAATTTCCCTTATAAAACGTTATAAGGTATATTTAGGAATATGAGCTTAGTCGCAGATCAACCAATGGAAGTTACTGACGAAGATAGAGTCGAACTTCAATCCCATTTTCCTTACGCAGGAGTAAAATTATCCGAGCTTTCTGTCCAAGAAGAAAGATTGATATTGTTTCACCTAAGAGGACTAAATAAATCTGCGGCAGGTAGAGCTGCTGGTTACAGAAACATGGACCATGTGTACGAAGTTTTTAAAAAACCAAAAATCAACCAGGCCATAGAATACTTACGCGAGGAAATGCGCGAAGAGGTGAAGTTCGATAGAAATACGGCCACCACTATGTATCTTGAGGCCCACCGAAAATCGGCCACCGCCACAGAAGAAAAAAACGTCGTCGACTCCCTATGTAAACTACATGGGTTATTCGCACCTGAACAAGCAACACAAGTTAATATAAATGTAGACAAGATCCAGCAACTAGAACGACTGCCGGATTCCGAGCTTTTAAAACTAGCCGGAGTAGATATGTCTTACTTAGAACCGCAGAAGTGATTGTAGCAGTAACGGGCGCCAGGGGTTATATAGGCACCGAGCTAGTAAAACAATTAAAAACCAAACAAGGGATTAAACTTTTAACCCTCGACATAGAAGATTGGGACATCCGACGTGCGGCCAACGACATAGATCCTAGTGTAGATGTAGTAGTACATTTAGCAGCGTTAGTAAAAGTAAGCGAAAGCGTTAAAAAACCTACAGCCTACTTTTATACAAATCTGGTCGGCACAAAAAACGTAATAGAAAAATTCCCCAACGCAAAATTTCTTTTAGCATCCACAGGTGCGGCGTACGATCCTACGTCACCTTATGCGCTATCTAAGTTAGCTGCCGAAGAAATAGTAAAAGAGAACTGTTCGGACTATACAATTTTTCGTTTCTTTAATGTCGGTGGTCGGACGCCAACGAACCCAGAAGGTTTGTATGCGGCAACGCAAGCTGCAATAGAGTCAAAAAGTTTTACTATTTTTGGAAACGATTACGATACGGACGACGGCACTTGTGTCAGAGACTATGTGCACGTAGACGACTTGTGCGCAGCAATAGTATCTGCAGTTGGGCAACCTGGAACAAAACAAATAGAACCAATCGGCTCGGGTAAATCATATACAGTTAAACAATATGTTGACGCTTTCCTACAAGTTAATGGTAAACTATTTAATGTAGAGCTCGGACCCAGGCGGGCGGGCGATAATGAAAAGTCGGAAGTGCCCTTCCTTTCACGGTTTGTAGTTCCGAAAAATGATATTAACGATATTGTGAGGATGTAATGAAAAACTGTTCTATAAACCAACCATCAAAAAAGATGTCTATGAAAAAAGGCAAGAAGAAAGGTACAACTAAGAAGTCGTACAAAGGAGGAAAGAAGAAATATGGCTAAACGAGGACTATACGCAAATATACACGCAAAACGTAAAAGAATAAAAGCCGGCTCAGGTGAAACTATGCGGAA